TCTGGATACTCACATGGGCCAGTAGAGTTAAATCGAATATTAGCCAATGCAGGTATAGAACTGCCGATAATGGATTCTCCTGTAGAAGAAATTCTAAGAGCGGGTGGTGAAGTAAAAAATGTAATCCAACCAACAAAAATAACTTCACCGATCAATACCGTTTATTCATACAACATACCTGTATGGACACGGCCAAAAGATATTGATCTTGCAAAGTCACTGGGCATGTACCAGAAAGGAAACCCTCGACCCGATCTATTTGAGGATATAAAACGCTACAGTGAGTTGAATGATAAGTTAGCACCTACACATGCACAACAGTTGGTTGATAGAATTTTTGGTATGGAAGGTAACCCATTACAACACGCTTCTGATCTTGACGTTGATTTACGTGATATAGTTCGTAGAGTTGGCGGTGCTCGTAGAGAATTTACTAATGAAGAAGTACAAACATTAATACGACAGTTAGCGGGTGGTACTATTCCACGTGTTAGTAATTATGATATACCGCTTGAGGTACAAGCAAGAATGCTAGCAGATTACGACCCGTTGGAGGCTTTTGCTGCGGTTATTGGTAACAGAAGAAGATAGTAGTTAAGGAAATATTTCCTTAACAGAAAGGAGGCTACCATGCCAAGTGGAAAGTTTGGTTGGAAAGATATTGCTTCACCGAAAGAAAAGGAGTCGTCCGATGGGACGTACAAAGGCGGGGCTGCACAAACACAGCCCAAATCTACGCCGAAGGTGGATTAACACATGTGGAAAAGAACTGTTGGGGTAGTAGCGGCGATTGTTCTTGGTGCGATCCTGACGTGCGGAGCGGTTGCGTTCGCGGAGAGCCTGTACTGGACTCCGGCGACAACAAGCACTGGGGGAACGGCCTACACATCGTCCGAAATGGCGACGATGACGTACTACATTCGGATCGACCAGTCGAACCCGAAGGACACGGTGGGAACGTCGGGCTGGTACTACCTTGGGGAAACGAGAAGCGGAGGATTATCCTTTCCCGCAGACAACTCACTTGCATCGCTGATGAGGTCTTACGGATTTGGCGGGAAGACGGTGAAGTTCACCGTATCGCAGGCGTTCAAGGATACCGACGGGAAAGAGTATGACTCCGCACAATCAGCAGCGTATTCATGGGTCATCCCGGTCCCTTTCAGCCCAAGACTCCCGGGTGCTCCATCGGGGGTAGGGATACGGTGATTGGAGTGTTGGATATAGTAATATTATTGATGATAATATTACTATGGCTATGGCGATTTACAACCCCTAAGTGAAAGGAGTTTTACAAATGGCTTGGAATCGGACTAACTGGAAGACGACTGTTTGTGGTGGGTTGGCTGCGTTTGGGATGGTTGCCGGTCTTGTGCTGCCTGGCACAGAGACAATCGCAAAAGCAGCGGAAGCACTTGCTGTGGCGTTGTTCGGGTACTTTGCTGCTGATGTAGGTACGCAGCAGTAAATTTTGGGGGGTGGGGCTAACCACCCCACCCCCGCAACTAATTAAAAGGAACGAAAGTACCGCCACCCGCAGGACTCCCATAAGGGCATCACCTCCTTCATCGAATACCCCCTCTTTTACGCAGGGGTATCCCCTGTGTCTTCAGTAATTGGACAACCCTATCCTCGCTGACGTCCAGTATATCCTGTCCAATCTGGCGAGTCGTCATGCGTTTTTCCACGTAATATTTATACAACAAATCACGCAACGCAACACAACCAAATTCTCTTGCGATACTTTCCCAGTCTTTCGCCGTTCTACGCTTGTTCATCTTTCACTCCAAAGGGTAGTTTATACTGCTTGTAGAAAGTATCCCCTTCATGAAAGGTAATAGACTCGCTCGTTTCGTATGCGACCCGAGGTTCATCCGTTTTTCCTTCCTCGCGCCGTTGACTTTCGCTTTTGACTTTCATCATCCCTCCCCCTTGATGAACTTCTGCACGGCGCGGGCGTGGCGCAGATAACGCAGATAATTCTTCCGCAACCAGTCTCCCAAGTTATCGCTCCACTCGATAGTTTTATCCGTTTCCGACTCAATTATCACCTTCGCCATCCCCTCCGTGTCCTCCACGCGGGCGAGTTGGTCTTGCAACTCGTCGAGTTGTGCTTCCAGCGAGGCGCAACGGGGGCAGGGGAGTTCAACGCGACTGAGGACAATAGGGCAAACAACGTCAAGAGCGTGAGCAACACCACAATTTAGACATTGGACCACGTTGAATTTCATCACCCCTCCTTCCACTTTGCGATGGCGGCTTGGAGGGCCGCGTCCGTTTCGGCCACTTCATCCATTAATTTTGCGTATATAATTTCCTGAACATCGTGCAGGGCAAGCATCGCCGTTATCCGGTGCCTACTCGCCTTCTCCGCCACCTCCCGCAGCCGCTTCAACTCCGCGTCGGCGGCGAGGACTACTGGATGAAACCTGTTCGGGTATGTTTCTGGTACAAAATGGCATTTTTCCACCAACTCCTCCCACGCCTTCTGCTCGTCGGGGGTCATAGCTTATCTCCTTCTCAATAAAATGTACTCATGATTTTTTGGACCTAACATTTCTTCAATAAACCCAGCTTCTTTCAATGTAGATATTGACTTTCTAAATCCATTAGCGTCCATATATCCATACAACTTTCGTAACAATCTACTATGCTCCATTCTACCACTATTATTTTCCAACAACTTCAATATACGGTCATGGTCTTTACCTACATCTGTTGTTTGAATACTAGTAAATGCGTTTCCCATTGTTTTTTCTGTGTAGTTCAGAATTGACAGTGCCTGAGAGTATAATTCCGGTGTTAGGATTAGTTCTTGACCACTCGATAATAAGAGTACAATGCAAAGTTTTATCATGTGATCCTGCTTGCGCTCCAGATACCCGGACAAGCTCAGGTCGTCTTGGGTCTGCATACGTTTGTGGTGCTTCATGTACCAACTTATTGCCCATTCTTCCGCCTCCTTCGACTGAACGATTTGACCTCTTACTTCGCTAATACGCACCAACTCAGCGACAAGTCTTTCTCTTAGAAGTTGATCCCTCAACTTTGGAAATGGTACGCATCGTGGAGTCTTGTTCTTTACCGCGAAGATTATTCGTGATAGGAAACCGCCTCCAAAGGCTGACTGGGGTATTACCCTACTCATTAAATCTGGCGTGGTCGCCCCTAACATACACAAGTGTATGTTGTGTAACAATGATCGCCCACGACCCACAGTCATCGACTCCCACCTGTTATGACAATCGAACAACGTAGTTAGTATGCCAATCAACCCTTCATTATACGTTTCTCTCCCAAGAAACACCGCTAGTTCTGGTGCAAATATAAATGCACTAGCACTAGCTTCCATTACTAATCCATCACTCGATACTGGTTGTGCCGCCATTCCATCCATCATAGCTTTCACAAGGGATTCGGGTGTAGCTTTCTCCCGTATGATGTTGAGGTTTGGCAACTCTTGTAAGATGTCCACGCCAATGTTCGCGGCAGTACTCTTTTTGCAGACGCCCGGTGGCGCGACAAGTATACTGTAAATGTTCGGGAAAACTCTGTAGTAGCCCTGTTCAAAGTACACGTTACGTCTAACTGCACCGCATATAACTGACACTCCAACCCAGAAATGGAAAAGGTCAGGTGCTTCGTGTGATGCGGTGTAATCCATGTATTCGCCCAACCATCCGGTGTTGGGGAAAACTGTATCAATGTGCGGTTCTGGCGCTGTGTCAACCACGCCAACGTTTGGTCTAACACCAAACCTTTTCTCGATAACACTAATCGCATGCGCTAAATTTTTCGATGACGCAAACGGTCCGTACTTCTCGACCCAGGTGAGTACCTTCGTTTTGTAATCATCTTTTATTTCACCTTTATGCTTTTCCAAATCTCCTGTTAACTCAACTAGCTGTTCATCAATACTCACGGCTGCCATGGGTTTAACAACCCCCATCGAGTTCCTACTTTTACCTCAGCAGGAAGGGTTACAAGTCGACCCCATATTCTTTGTGGCCTTTCGAACGCATCTTTTATCGTTTTGATAGTTTCATCAAGTCCGTACGGTGTTGACTCAACGAGTATGGAGTCGTGGACTTGATTAACGATAAATAAATCTTTACCATCAAGCTCAAGAAAGACCGTGTTGATGTAGTCAGCAGCGGTACTTTGTATCGGAGTATTGTACGCGATACCTGATAACGCTTCATCTCTTGCAAAAGTAATTCGTACTCTTCCATACTCATTTCTGATGGTACGAGTTCGTTTAGTTTCTGCCAATACCTTGTCACGCCACGACCATATTTCTGGGTACGCGACACGTAGGCGGTACAACATCTCCTCGCATTCTCTTGGCGACTTAACAATACCAGCATCAGCGAAAAGTATTTCCGATATTTTCTTTGGTCCGCCTCCGTAGTTCTGACAGTATACAAACCGTTTCGCAAAGTCTCTCTCCTCTTTACCGACTTTGTCTACATGGATACCGTAAATTGCACTTGCATTGAGCTTATGGACGTCTTCTCCAGCTTCAAAACCACTAATAAGTTTTCGACATCCCGAAGCGTAAGCAATAAGTCGAAGTTCAAGCTGGCTGGAGTCAACCTCGATAAGCAATCGCCCATCTGGTGCTCCGTAAATAGATCGAAGGTCGTAGGGTATGTTTTGAAAGTTAGGTTCTCGACTCGATAACCTTCCCGTTGCAGTACCGTGGACAAGGAATCTTGACCTGACCCTACTATCTGGCGAAATGTAAACCCGTTTAAGATACGTTCCATAATACTTGACAACTTTTCTATACCCGAGAAGTGCTTTGAAAAAGGGGTGGTCATATTTTGCTCCCAGTTTTAATAGAGTAGTTTCATCAACACTGGCCGCACCAGTTGCAGTACGAGAGGCAACACTAAGATTAAGGTTATTGTATATATAATCACGCACATGAGCGGTACTATTGGGGTTGAACTCAGGATTACCAACGACCAGTTGAATAGCTTCTTCAAACTTGACAATCTTAGCTTCATACTCAATCCTCATCTGGTTAAGTTTTTCACGGTCTACCCACATTCCCCTTGCACCCATTCGCTTCACAGCGAGAATCAATGGATGAACCATAGTGTGGTAGAACGTTGCAGCGTTAAGAGTTTCCAGTTCGGTATTTATCTTGCGGTATACTTGTGCCGTTGTAACACAGTCCAGTAAGTTATATTCCCATAAAGTACGGGTCATTCTTCTTCCTCATCTTTCTCAGCGTGGTACATATCTTTATAATAGTTACCACGCACATAGATGGAATGTAGAAAGGCAAGGCTGTGTTTCAACTCTGAATACACCAGGTGGTGCATCAACATCGTATCTGCAATCCACCCATTAACTTCAAAACCAAATCCTTCAAGAACGCTGGTATCAAAGACACCATTTTGCATTACTTTATACAACTTGGGATCGGCGAGAAACTTGTTAAAACACTCTGTAATACGTAGGGCTTCTTCATTATCTTTCCAGTAGAATGTACCATCTCTACGCCAGAATGGTACGCACAGTGCATCACTTTCATTGGCAGCAATCCCAATACAACACAATGATTGACCAGAAGTTTCAATGTCAATGAAGTATGTCTTTTCAGAGTGTACATGAGTTTCAAACCACGTACCAACCTGTTCAAAAGTGGGTTCAATAACAAAACGTTTCTCGGGTAACTGGTGGCGTGACATTGTACGAGCATATGATAAGTCGCTAACTACTACATTCCACATCTTCGGGTCACGCATTAATGCGGCAGGGTGGATTGTTGCAAGTACTCTACGAGACCCCCAGTCATACACACAACCGCGGTGTTTCATAATAGACTTCTTACCCAAGACCGATTGAAGTGCTACATCACCAAGCAGAATAACATTTGCTTTCGGATGCTCACTCAACTCACGATCAAGATACTGGCGACAATGCTTACCAGCCTCGGGCATGTACGGTGTTATGTGGTTACTCGGAGGACGGCATTTAACCACATTAGTAATAAAGCAGTTATTCCGATTAACCCCACTGCTAGCAAGAAGAGCACCAAGAATCCTACCAGCTCCTCCACAAAAAGGTCGGCCTTGGCTTGCTTCATTAGCACCCGGAGCTTCTCCGATGATAAATAGGTCTGGATAAGGCGATCCTTCTCCGTTGACAAACCCTTCACCTTTTTCATACAGTACACACCCCCTACAAGTCTCTGGTTTCATACACACCCCATTCCATTACAAGTAGGGCAGTCTTCCGGTCCGTCACCGCCTTGTATATATCCTTTACCACTACAATTAGAACATGGAGCCACCTTTACAAGCGTGGCTCCACATTTAGTACACTTTGTATCCCATACCTCGCGTGGCTCAAGACACGACTTACAATGCAAGAACATATACGCCTCCTAAGCGGCGAGATATTGTGTAGCAATCAGGTCATTTTGTAACCCCATTTTTATGTTGGTAACATCCTTGCTCCGTAACGACTTCACCTGTGACGCATGGGTAAGACCCTGAGCTACAGCAAATTTCGTCAACTTGCCATAGTTCTTCGTCGCGTACTCGAGTGCAGCCTTGATCCGCACAGGACCCACCTCAAGACGTAACAATGCAGCAGTTGCGTCTGCTTCGGTGACGACTACATTCGCACTAGCACGTAGCGCTTCACGAGTAGCAACGTTGTGAATGGCAAAGTCTTCCACGAATGCTGCAACTTTGTTGTGCCAATCATCAATGATGTTTTCACCAAACATACCACCAAGGTGGAATCTCTTAATAGCTTCGACTTCTTTCACGGAGACCATTCCATTACTGCACACCAATACCAGTATCTGCATGAACATCATCGCCCTCATCAGGCCGATATCTGAGGTACTGATCCTGGCACCAAACATACTGTTTTCCACCCTGTCGGGGTGGCACACGTGAATATCACAGAACCCACTATCAATCTGTATACGAGGTACAACCCAACTGGTGGGAACCATCTGCAAGAGCTGGTCGAAGGGCAGATGTTGGTACTTCGTTGTTACCATTCCTGTAACTTCATACCTGTCGTTCACGCGAAACATGAAGTTGTTGTCAAACTCCATGTTACGAAACGCATCGTTGAGTGCTATACGGGTATGAAGTTCCTCATGGTTCCTACGTGCATCGAAGGTGCCTTGAAACGGCGGAATGTTGATTGGTGCTTTTGTGTAATTCTTCGCCGCGGAAATCACGCGAGGAGTCCACACGCCAATGGGTTTACCTTCTACCAACACTTCATCATGTTCCAGTTCAATGGTCTCTGGCTTTGCTTCAACCCAGAAGCGGTTGTTCTCGACACCTTTCAACACTTGCTGTGCATCAATCAACGACAGTGGCTGTTGACCCTTTCTTGTAGCGTGGTAATACTCTTGTGTGTACGCCATCACGACCTCCTTTGGAATACGCAGAGTTCTCCCATGATTGGGAGTAGACGACCTTCTTCTTTCGCTTTCGTTACGTGGAACGCTTGCCATATTGATGTAGGCCACATGTTGGAAATACGTTGCACTGGTGTCATTCCTGCTTCAATAAAGAATCGCCACCAGATGATGGGCCAGTCAATATAGGGGACTCCTTCGGGGAGTCGGTAGTACTGGGGCATGATAATGAAAGCCGCGAACCCACCAACCTTGAGAGTTTCTTTAGCAGCACCTGCGAGGTACCGTAAAAACTCAATGAAGTCGGGGAAGGTATAGCTTCCTGCTCCATCGGCTGAATAGTCTTCAGCAACCATGTTCCAGTAGGGAGGGTCATAAAACACCAAGTTCGCGTCTCTCGCCGTGGTAGGGAAACCTGTTCGTATGTCGTGCTTAAGTATGTCTTCCCTACGTGGGTCGATGTCGAGTGCCACACATTTTCGATTCCATACTTTGCAGACATCAATGGTTATACCTCCACCTGCGAAAGGGTCAACGATGAGGTCTCCTTCATTAGTGTAAAGGTGTAACACATTTTCGAGGATGCCGGGGTGAATCTGACCAGGGTGCATATTGCCGTACTTAGGATCAGGACGTCCAAAGAACCAGAAGTTATAAACCTTAGGAATAAATTCCCCAACTGGACGTTCTCCGAACTTAATGGACTTAAAAACCGAATCAATAGAAGACTCGCCCTTTTCGATGCGATTGATGAGCTCGTTAATCTTGTTGTTAGTTTTACCTTTGTCAGTAATATACCGTAGCTTGTCATATGTCCTACCGGACATTCCGATAGCCGCTGCCACTTTGTCACGAGTTTGTCCTTTCTGCCCAACATCTTGTTCAGGCAAATTTTCCTTAACAGTACCCCAAGCAGCTGCCACCTGTCGTGCCTTTGCTCGGCGTGATTCTACTTCCTCAATTAGCGTAGCTTCACGCATTATTTCCCTGACCGTCTTGACACGATAACGATTGTATTCCACAATCGCATGTAGTACAGCGTCCTCATCGGCAAATTCTCCGACGATACAAGGAACGTGGTCCAACCCAAGTTCTTTTGCAGCCAGGTACCGCCTGTGACCCGATACGATTCGCCAGTCGCTAGTGATGACAATAGGTTCAAGTATTCCCGACGACTTGATTGATGCGAGAAAAGCAGCCCACGACTCTCCGGTTGGGTGTTCATAAATCTCCTCATTCTTTGGGTGAGGAGTTAGTAATGCAACAGACAGTATATCTGGTTTACCCACGTTACCTCCAAGTTAAGGGGGCGACCATGACTCAGACCGCAGGTAGCACCGTCTCTCACCGGTGGCGTCCCCCAATGGTTGTTACGCCGCCTTACCTGTAATCTCCTGTACCTTCTTCAGTACGTCCTGACGGAGACCAGGTGCCACTTTCAACATCTCGTTGAGCTGGTAAACGTCTTTCTCGGTTCGCAGCTCCAACGTGAGATCGAACGGCTTACGCTCCACTTTCGCCGGTTCTGTGATCTTGAAGTTCATGATTACCCCTCCGCCATGTATTCGTCGAACACGTTGCGAACCTTGGTGACACCTTCCTTGTCGGTGTACTGCTCCTGCGTCACCTTGACCAGTACCGACTTTCCAATCGCGTCGGCCAGGTTGAACCCACCGGTGTCGAAAGAGACACCACACGCCTTCACGAACTGCTTGACCTTCCACATCGCTGCAGGGATCAATACAAGGTTGGTGAACCCCTTGCGTCCCAGGTACTCTGTGGGCTCCAACACGTTCATGGTCACGTTCACCATGTTGTTGTCGGCTTTCGACTTCTTCGCTTCCAGTTTCTCCACCTGCATCTTATACACGCCTTCCGGCATGGGGGTGAAATCGTCGTTCACCTGGTTCAAATCTACAGGGATAAACAGTCCATCACTCATTTCTTCACGCCTCCGATGATTTTCTGGTAGATTGCATGGAAATTCGGAACTTCAATCGGTTCCAACTTGCCTGCACTTCTTGTACCTGCCGGGAAGAGCCCACTGGAAACAGTATAGAGACTCCGCTTTACGTGGAGTTTACCATCACTGCCCGCAGCCGCCTTTGCAGTCAGGTAGTACAGCTCGTCAAACATACCGGGGAGCATCGCCATGAGTGCTGGCGTTGCGTTAATACCCCCGATAACCATACCCGTGTTCTCATCTTTGTCGGTTCGTTCGTGACACACGATGGAAAAGTGAAACCGCTGAGCGGTTCTTGTCTTTACCAACTGGTCGTAGATGAGTTTAACACGGTCGTTCGCAAGACCCCAGTCTTGAATCTGCGGTTGTGTACGTTTGGAGAGTCGCAACACACCTTCCATAACGATGGTGTAGAAAAAAGTGTGACTGTCCCAAATGATATGGTCATAGTCCACCATCTTTCTAAACTGCCCGCTACGGATGTTTGCTACCAACTCCAAGATGTCTTCCCAAGCGCGTGGTTGAACATAGTTGACTCCCAACTCCTTTAGGGATAAAACGCCGTCATCGAAGTCCACCACCACTGGCTTTTCGCCTAATGATGCGGCAAATGTGGTCTTCCCACTCTTGGGCGGACCGTACACAATCGTGGCCAACCATGGGTTGGTCAAATCCCGCGTGTTCTTAACTTCCAAAGTCATTTTCGGTTGTCTCCTTTCTACGCACGAACTGTGCGTTGATTAACTGCTCCGTCGCCCCGAACCGACAAAGGTCGATGAACGGGCAGTTTCCGAACATATTAGCGCAAGAGTGATAATGCTCGGGCCAATACCCTTCACTCTCACACCAATACAAACGCTTGTACAACTCCCTTGTAGCTCGTTCCCACTGTTCGATCTGTTCATGCGTCTTCGGTAGAATGTCACGGACAAATTCGAACCCCGCCTTACGCGGCTTCTTCACCATGACATCCAAGTGGACACCCTGTACTTGTGTAAAACCTGCGTTACGAGCAGCCCACACATACGCTATACACTTACCATCAAGCGTCATGTTTTGAAGATAGCGGGCCGCTGTCATACCGGTGGTCTTGAACTCGTCCACCCACACAAGTTTGTCGATAACACAGATACCGTCGAGTCGACCCGTTAAGTAGCGGTTACCAAACGGCAGTTTGAACTCTACTTCTAATCCTTCTGGTACGTACTCCACCTTGTCATCTTTGTACTGCATGTGGTACTCGTAAATCCCTTTCAGACAGTAGTTGGTAAACTCTTCAATTTCTTGTGGATCGGAAAAGTTCTTCCAACCTTCATCTACAAACTCCTGTATGATGAGTCGGACCGCATCTACAGCATGTTGCAAAGAACGGTTGTTGGCCAACCACGCTTCACGCCCTTTGTGCATAATACTGCCAAAGGCAGGAGCGAGAGCGACCTTGTTGGATTGAAGACCAAGTTCATGAGAGAAATAGTAGTACTTGGGGCAACGTTCAAACGCAGACAACTTGGAATAACCGTGTTCAGTCATCTGGCTTGGGCACATATTTGACTCCTTTTCTCATGGTAAGCACGACTACGCTTACGCTTACACTCTTTACAGTACCTTTGTCTTCCTGAATAGAGTGTATTGATTGGAGTAAACTCATGCCCATGAATACAATGAGTTGCATACTTATACTGATTTGGTGGGTGTATTTTGATATGTTCTTCAGTACTTACCAGCTCTAAATGTTTGGGGTTGATACATAACTTATTGTTACAAGTGTGGTGTACTACAAACCCAAGTGGAATCGGTCCCTTGCTCATTAAGTAAGCAAGTTGATGAACCCTTGTTTGTCTACCGTTAATACGAGTAATTCCGTATCCCTTAGTACTTACCCCACCTTCCCATAATACACATGAAGGCAACTTGTGGCCTCCTTTACATCTTCATGAGTTTTGCTAAGTCCTCTGCCGACAACTTTTTAATCAACGCCATTACATTTGCATCGTCCTTGGAAGTCAACTTGCATGAACGCGGTTTCGCCAGTTCTTGAACTGGAGGCTTGGCCATAATGGCTTGCAAGATGTCATAAGTCGCGTTCACAGTACCTCCAAAGGTGGTGGAGAGGGGCCATTGGTTGACCCCTCTCCCATTGGCTACAGAGTGATCCCCAACTCGGCAAGCTTCGCCTTGACCTCCGGGTCGGTCTTCGCCTTGGAAATGAACTCCTTGACGATAGCGCGCTGCGCCTTCGACTTCTCGGCATAGTCCTTGCTCCGCTGCCGATGCGTGGCGTAGGCGTTAAGAGCCGTTCCGACCGCTTCCTCACCGTACTGCGCGACAAATTCTGCGACTGTCGTGTTGATGTCAGCCATTGTGGTACACCTCCCTTCTCCATCGTGGCGTTAGTCGCTCCTATCCGTTTCGGAGCGTTTTTCAATCGTAGGATACATTGTAACACAACAAATTTGAAATGTCAAGAGAAATCGTCATTACAATTTTGTAATCACAGTATTTTTGTGACCTCTTTATCCACTAACTGTAGGTTGAACACAATATTATCAGCTTCTTCTGCTTGGTGTACAAACCGTGCGTCGAGTTCGTTAAGACGGATAAAGAAACAGGTTGCTTTTTCCTTATTGAAAGACACATGGTACACCCCTGTTCCTACAATTCCAAGAGCGGACAACAATCTACTAGTAACACCACCCCTGTTGGACGGTTTATTCTTACGGAAAATAGTAGAAGTGCCTTCAATCACTTCGACATAGGATGAACGGTTTTTAATGATAATCATCGCTTATCCCTTGGTAAACAAGTTATAATAAAATTACCGTGGTACGACATAAGTACACACTTTTCTTGAGTTATGGAGCGGCTCTTTTTTGAGGATACCTTTTTCAACAAGGAATAATAAGCGGTTATGAACAGTTTTTTCAGGTAACTCGGAGTGTTGAATTTTAACATAACCACACACCTCCTTAGCAATAGTAGGTTTGTCGCACAGTGAGAGAATAAGATCGTCGATATGCTTGTAGTCACTTTTTCTTCGGTAAACAATGGGGGGTTTAACATCCGGTTTTGTAACAGAAGGTTCGGGTTGTAGCCGCAACAACGTGTCACTATCTACGTTGTACACCCTCTTTATAAAGTTGCAAACATCTTCCAGATGGCAGAAGTTATACCTTGTCTGTTTATAATGTACAGCGTAAGTTGGGAACCCATGAATATCTGCCAACAAGTTGATTTGCAAACGCCTGTCTTTCATAATGGAGTCACCTTCCTTGTGAATCGTTTACCTCTCCATTCTTTGGGGAGTAGACAGTTAATAACATGTGGTGGCCATGCAGGTGACTGTGGGTCAGAGTTAACCAGCTTCATAAACATGAAACCGTTGTCTTCTTTGCACATGAGTGGACCGTTGTCATTAAGTCTGTATGTTACACGATATTTGCCGGGGGGCATTTCCAACCCCATACCTTTCATGCGTTCACGATATTCGCTGATCCATACACTATTTTCGTTTTTCAATTTCTTTCTGTAGTACACATGGAAACAGCCATGAATTAGCCAACCCTGTTTCGGTTCCACTACATACGTAATAACCTTTCTCATATCAACTACCTCCCTTTGTTATTATGTGAACTCGCCACACTTGATTATCATCGTCAAATACCCAATCACAAGTCCAACCATGACAACTGGAATGGTTGTCATTGTTACGTTTGAAGGCGATACCACATTGTGGGCAGTGTACATGCTCTTCAAGTTCTTGACGCATAAGAACGAGTCGACCGTTGATCTTGGCGGAAGGAAATCGGAAGGTTAATACATCACCACGTGGATTTTCGGTAAACCCAAGGTTGGGTTCACCGTGTTTCGCCTTCAACTCACGAATTATGTCTAAGGCAGCTTCTTTGGTGTTACAAACTGTACGTATGTACGGTGTATCAAGAGTATCACGCATGTATAACGCGATGTACTTGTACTCATTATTCGTCGTCATATTGGGCACTCCTTTCTGTGGCGCGTGTCTTCGGTTCACACGTGCTACAAAGTACGATGCCAACCTTGTACTTCACCTTTCCCTGCATATCATGGATGGTGCGACCACGAATGAAGGCGACTGTGTTGAACAATACACCGCCACATTCAGTACACATAAGTCGATCATTTGTGTCAAGAATAAGGTGGATAGGCCCGGTCTTCATACATCACCCCGTACATTTTTGATGGTAAACTGTTTTGTACGACAAGAAGCCAACATCTTGTTACTGTCAGTGGAAAGAATGGTGAAGAACACCCCTTCCTCATCACAACGTATTACCAGTTTTGTGTTGACTGCATGGGAATACATGGTTTCAACAATCTTGTTTTCACAGTTGCCGTTCTTATCAACTTCCTCACGACCCACCTGATGTACAATTTCGTCGTAGGTATACTCCATGTTATGTCTCCTCACATCGGTTGAGGTTCATTCTGTACGATGATTGTATCATGTTATGATATATGATGTCAAGGGGGAATTTCCCCTTGGAAAACAGGATGTTACGAATAAATGACAAAAACGTATGTTACTACCAACATAACCGAGTAAAGTAATGCCCTGTTCTGGACAGTTCTCTGTGGATAAAAACGGGAAAACGTAACAATTTCAACATGTTACACGTTTTCCATCGTTCTGTTCTGTTCTGGCGTGTCATCGGGGGTAAAGAGTGGTGTTATTATAATATATATATCAATATATATAACATATACCATACTCAACTATTTATGAAGTCACTATTAAGTTACTATGAAGTTACTATTACAGGATAAAAGGGGGGCAGAACTGCCAGAACTGGGGAATATGGAAAAACGTAATAAAATCAACATGTTACACATTGTTTTATTATTTACAGTTCTGTCACGTAATACATTGATTTTATTAAGGAAAACGTCACAGTTCTGGACAGTTCTTTCCCAGTTCTGCCCTGTTAAGGCAATATTTCCTTAACTATTAAGTCGTGTGGTCACTGGTTACCTGAGGATAAAAAAATACACACGCGATGGTCTGCGTGTGTATGTAGGTTACCGATCTCCGCATTGGATTGTAGAATCCACAAGGCGCTCAAGTTGTCTATATTACATTATCGTCCCAGGTTGACGAAGTTACAGGGTGATTCCCTTGGCGGCGAGCAACGCCTTGATCGCGGGATCCTTGATCGCGGCGGCGACCGCTTTGCGCTTCATTTCCGCGGCGGCGTTCGACTTCCGCCAGGCGGCCCACGTTTTGCAACAGAAATCCACACATTCCGCCAGCTCGTCGGCCGTAAGGTCTTCCGGCGAAGCTCCGTCGATAACCTTGTCCTTCAGGTCACTGATGTTCACGCTCATGTTTATTCTCCTATGACCTGAGCGCCTTGCGCATTCTACAATCGGAATATCAAAGAGCGCAACGTGGATTCCGTCAATGGACACGTTGGACAATGAGGTTTTTTCTTTTTCCTCATTGTTAAAAACATTGTAACATACAAATTTTCGTTTGTCAATATGTCAAAGTGACACGATGTATGATGCCACAATGATACAATGACACGATGCGCACGTGTCCACGTGTCCACGTATTCGTATGCGCTTATATATCCACGTGTCAACGTGTCAACGTATACCCCCCGTACACCCCCCCATCGGCGACACACACACACAAATACTCCGCCTTTCATTTACGTGAGTTTTTTGTCCCAACCCGAAGTTCGTGTGAAGATAAACTCTTGACAACGCGCAATATTGTGTGATAGGATGAACGTAGGATAGGGGTATTCTCCCACAGGAGGTTGGCGGCAGTTGCCACGTGAAGCAACAAATGCAGGGGCGTTCGCCACGGATAAACGTGGGGAGGCAGAGGCGCCGCTAATCGTGGCATTGTATTTTGAGGGGTTGTCTCTATCTGCGATAGGAAGACGTCTTGGGCGGCCTACGGAATATGTGTCGCGGGTGTTCCATTCCCAGGTTGGGGATGTGGAGGTGTTGAAACAGAAGAAGTCCCGCGCACAGTTGCAGGAGCAGTTGTCGGACCGTATCACGTATGCCGCATCAGCGGCACTCGATGAGATTATCCAGCTTTCGCAGAACGCTGATTCAGAAGCGGTTCGACGCTTGGCCGCGAAGGACATCGTGGATAAGTCTCTTGAAATCGCTGGTGTCGGCATACGTGACCGGGGGACCAGGGTGCAGGTCAACATCGGGGATGACGCGATGGCGTTGGCCATGAATGTGATGCGCGAACTTGCGGTGAACCCAAAGGAAGGAGATAAGCTTCTTAGTGTCTGAGCCGACACAAGATACTCCTATCTATCAATCGCCACAGTTCCAAGGGGAGGCGGGAGAGGTTCTCCGTCTTAACATGCGGAACATGGCGAAGTCGTCGTTATACTTCTTTTCTAAAGCGGTACTTGGGTTTGACAAGTTAACCCTTTCCCTACATAAAGATGTCACAGAGTTTCTTGAGTTGCCTGATAGGCGCAAGATGCTCGTTCTTCCACGTGGACATTACAAGACGACCATATCAACAATATCCTACCCCATGTGGTTGTCAATCAATAATCCCAACATACGGATCTTACTCGCTTCCTCAACTACTACAAACGCACAGAAAATGTTGGGGCTGATACGGGCGAAGTGGGAAAGATGTGATATGTTGCGGTGGCTGTTTCCTGAACTCCTGCCGGATACGGGGTTAACACGATGGAACGACTCTTGCGCCGTTATCAACAGGGATAAGGATTTCCCTGAAGGTACTTACGAAGCGATTGGGGCCGGGGGCACCGCGGTGTCTCGTCACTATGATGTCATCATTGAAGATGACCTTGTATCGGAAGATCATCTCATAAGTAAGGAACAAATGGACAAAGTGATTTCTTGGCACCAGTACAAGGAGTCACTGTTCGTATCACCCGGCAAGGGATTGGATGTATTGATTGGGACACGTTGGGCACACTATGATCTTCTCTCTCATGTTATGGAGACTGAACATGACCGTGTGCGATATGTGCGATCAGCAACAGAGAATGGAGTCCCAATATTTCCCGAGGAGTTCACGTTACAGGAACTGGAGCGTTTGCTCACAGTTATGGGACCATATCGTTATTCCTGCCAGTACCTCAACGATCCCACACAGGATACCGCCCGTAAATTTGAAGAAGGTTGGTTGCGGTATTACGAGTTCTTGCCGACTCAACCCCTCGCGTTTTATGTAGCGTGTGACCCTGCTGCGTCCGTGTTTAAGGCAGGGGGCGGGGTGGCAAAGGACAGCGATTATACCGCAATCGTCACAATAGGCGTGGACGTAACGGGGAACATTTTTGTTGCTGACATAGTATGTGACAGGATTGGGGTGGATGAGTTCATATACGAGTTGTTCAGGGTGGTAGAGACATACCACCCGATAAAGGTTGGCATTGAAACGAACGCTTTCCAACGTGCCCTGTTATTCCCAATCAAAGCAGAAATGAAACGTAGCAACCAATACTTCTCCATTGTGGAGTTGAAGGCAAGTCGAGCCGCTACAAAGCAGTTGCGGATTCTCGCGTTGCAACCCTACTTTGCCAACGGTAGTTTATTTGTACGCAAGGAGCATAAAGAGTTTCTCCATGAGTATCGGTTATTCCCCTTGGCAAAGCACGATGACGTTTTGGACGCTTTATCATACGTTGTGCAGATGCACCGTCCGGCGATGAACACACAGTATGTTGCTCATGGGTCCGCAGGGTCTCCCCTCGACTTCGATACCACGTTGAAGGAACTCGACAGGAAGAAATCACAAAGCAGGTTATCACCATGGCAATATGTGAAACGTTGGCAAGCGGAGATGACAGCGTAGATGATGTGTTGCTCTACGTGGATGAATCGTGGTGGGGCTACGATGAACACCCAGGTTCATAGGTTTTTTCTTATAGACGCCGTTGCTTTTCGCTGTTGATTTTGACTTTCTGCAAAAGGAGGTGATAACTCGTGGGGTGCAAGAAGCCGAAGGGAAAAGGGGGTAAGAAATGAAAGGGCCGCCCAAGTTGAAAGGTGGTAAGAAACTTCCTGAAATGGGGAAGGGTAAGCCAGGAATTATCACAGGTGGTAACACTTCCGGTCTCTCCGAAGGACTTGAAGCTGCAAGGCCGGTGAAAGCTGGGCGCATGGCGTCCATGAAGAAAAAAATGTTTGGAGGGGGTGAGTAGCATGGCGGACGGAAAGATGAGTGGTGGATTCGGACCGATCGAGTCGCCCAAGGCCAGTGAGAACAAAGACGGAACGTACACCGGCAAGTCTACTGGGGGAGTGAAGTAAGTGGAAAAACGAACTCCGAGTGAGTGGTTATCCGACATCAAGTTGGGTCTCCGCTATCGCTCAGCAAACGAGCGAGAACAGCGCTGGCAGCGTAACTACAAATACTTCAAAGGTCAATATGATGCGGGCCTTATTCCGGTCAATATTGTCTTTGGTATATGTAGAACGATGATTCCGCAAATATACTTTAAGGCACCGACCGTATTAGTGAGGCCGCGACCCGGGAATCCTCAAGAGTATCCCCGACGGATGATGGCGTCGAAAACTCTTCAAGCAGCGGATAAGTACCTCATTAAACAAATGGGCCTTAAAAAGACGCTGAAATTGGCCACGCTTGATAGCCTATTGTACAACGTCGGTGTCATCAAAATAGGCTACCACTCTGTGTTCTCGGAGTTCGAAGTAGGACCCCCGGCAGAAACTCAGGAGGTGTTGAGGGCTCTCGCAGAAATTACTGGGGAGACGCCCTCACCCCCTGAGGCCATGACGGACAAAGAATACGACAAGTATATCCAGTATTCCTACCACGATCTTATCAAGCCCAACATGCCGTGGGCGTTGCGTATATCTCCGCGTGACTTCGTTGTTCCTGTAGGTACAAAGAATATTGAGGAAGCGCCTTGGTGCGCTTTCCGATTTGTAAAGCGTCTTGATGAAATGAAGATGTCGCCGGTGTACAAGAACAAGGATGAAATGAAGGCGAACGCTTCTTTACGGTTTGAAGAAGGTTCTGGCATAGACTCTCCATCGGAATGGCACAACCAAGTTTCTGGTCCGATGATGGATGACTATGTAGAAGCGTGGGAAATTTGGGATAAGCGCGACGAACGTATACGTGTAGTTTCTGACGGTGCTAGTAAGTTCTTGCGTGATGAAGAGCACGGTTTAGAAATTACTGGATTACCTGTAGAAATTGTGCAGTTTAACCCTGATGGTGATGACTTTTGGGGTGTATCGCACGTTGATGCGATTGCGCCACAGGTCTTAGAATATACTGAAACACGAACTCAAGAAGCATGGCATCGTAAAATATCCAACTTGAAAATGTTGATTGATAAGAGTATGCTGCCGCCTGAGGAGATTGCTAAGATTGAGGCGGGTACTATAGGAAACATTGTATTGGTAAATGGTGACCCGACGAAAGCTGTTCACGCATTTACCAGTCAAATGAGTCGGGACATCTTCAAGAACGCGGAAGATATTTTCGCTGACTTGAAAGTAATCATCGGTTACAACAGGAACCAAGGTGGAGAGTTTGAACAGTCACGGCGTACCGCAGAAGAAATTAAAACGGTGCGTGGGCATAATCAGATACGTGACGATGAACTCCGTGACATTCTGGCTGATGTATTGGCTGACATGTTTTCCAAGAAGATACACCCGTTGCTGTTTCAAAACTGGTCCACAGATAGGTTTGTAGAAGTAACATCGGTTGGTGGGGCAGCAGTAGCCCCTGGTCAACCTGCGCAAAATGCAGAGTGGAAACCTTTCGATGGAGCGTCGATACGGGGTGACTATGACGTAGAAGTTATTCCAGATTCTACGTTACCGTTGAACAAGGAACAGGAGAAGGTGGAAGCTCTTGCCCTGTTCCAAGCTTTCAAGAATGACCCGTTTATTCGTCAAGATGTACTTCGTAAAAACACGATTGACAAGTTTGAATCAGTACGTGCGGAAGACTTGTTGAAGACGCAGCAAGAAATGCAGCAAGAGATGCAGCAAAAGATGCAGATGGAAATGGCGATGGCGCAAGCCAAAACACAGGTGGCAGGGACACCACAACAGAGTAATCCACAACAGTTGGTTAAGGGTAATGGTGGGAAACCTCCCGAGGGTCCACCCCAAGGTGTGTTACAACGACCGCCGGTGAATCCGCAACAGCAGAAGCCACCGCAGCAACGACCGATGCAACAGGGTCCGCCTCCACAACAGATGCCACAAGGTGTTGTTCAAAGGCCGCCAATGCCACAACAGGGTATGCCACAAAGAACTCCACAAGGTCCGATTATAAAGAGGCCCATGTAATGTATCGACTACATGATTTTGAATGCGTATGTGGTAATCGCCAAGAGGAGTTGTGTGACGTGCCTCCAAACATGATGAGTGTTCAATGCAGGAAGTGTGGAGCGTTGATGAATCATGTTTTGATTGGTGGGAAGGCACATGTGTTTCGTCCGTTCTGGCACCCGCATTTGGACCACAAGCCCGTCTACATTGATTCTTGGCGCAGTTACAAAAGGGAGTTAACGCAGCGTAATCTCGCGAGTCCTTTGGGCTCGTAACACAAGGAGAAGAACAATGCCTAACGAAACAACGACTACCGCTACACCAGAAGTTACCACCACAGAATCCGTGGCGGCAGAAACAGTAGCAACGGAAACACCCGCTACTGAAGTTGCAGAGTCGTCAACCCCTCCTGTTACTGGCAACGAAGAGTTGTCGGTGCTCAAGGAACGGTTGGCCCGTTACGAACAGTTGGTTGTATCACCTGAGTATGCAGAGTTTCTCGCTGCCAAATCTCGGGCGGTAGCGCCAACCCCACCGACTCCAAAGCAGTATTCAGCGGAGGAAAAGCAAGCGTTCCAAGATCGTCTGAACAACATGACTCGTACTGAGTTCGCGGCGTTTGTACGAGACTTGACCGTGGATACTGTACGTGAGCAGTTGTTTACCCCTGTTGTAAAGTCCATGGTTTCTGAGAAGGTGCAGAACCAGATCGCGGAAGCGGCTACAGAGTTTCCTGATTACTGGGACTACAAGCAGGACATGATTAAGCTGTCCAATGCGAACCCTGGTTTGAACGCTAAGCAAGTGTATCATCTTGCGAAGGTTCAACGTTCCCCCAAACCGGCACCTGTTGGTAAGCCGCCGGTACGTAAACCGTCTGGAGAAGCGCCGACAGGGGCACCGGCTTCTCACAAGGAAGGTCCTGCAACTTCGTTCGATGCAGCGTTTGAAAAGGCTTTTCAAAAATCTGGTTTGTAATAGGAGATAGTAATGGCTGCGACACCGGAAAGCATGAGTGAGAAATTAGACCAGCTGTACAGCACCACCTGGCAGTTGATGAAGACGAAGGCGGCTGACAACATCTTCAACGCGACTCCGCTGTGGTACTGGCTGAACAGCAAGGGTCGCAAACGTGGTGAAACGGGTGGACGGTGGATCGGAGTGCCGCTGCTCTACGGGAAGAACACCACCGTTAATACCATCGGACGTGGTGGAGCTGTAGACATCACGGACGACGAACTCATCACCACCGCGAAGTATGATTGGAAGTTCCTGATTGCCAACGTGATTCGATACTACGTGGACGATCAGCAGAACCAGGGCAAGAACCAGATCATGAATCTGCTTCAGGCGAAGCTGAAGACCGCCGAGCTGTCGATGATCGACAAACTGGAGTCGATGTCATGGAGTGATGGTACGGGCAACAGCGGGAAGGACTTTATGGGGCTTACTGGCATCCTGAAAGCGACCTTCTCCGGAGATACCCTGGGCGGCGTGGACGCGAACACCAACACGTGGTGGCAGAACAAGTACAAGGATTGCACTTCCACCGCTGGTGATACCATCGTCGAGATCAAGAACGGGCTGTCCAACCTCTACAACAACGCCAGTGTGGGTAACGACCACCCCACGCTTATCATCGGGTACCAGGCGTTCTACGAGTGGTACGAGAACTACGTTCTGCAGCCCATCCTTCGTGTGTACGAAACCAAGATGGGTGACGTTGGGTTTGAGGCGTTGAAGTACAAGGGAGCTGCGCTCACGTGGAGCCCGAGTGCTCCTGACGCCAAGGTGTTCCTGCTCAACGAGCGGTATCTGGAGTTCGTGTACGACACGAACGCGGACTTCTACATGACGGATTGGAAGCCGATTCCGAACCAGTTGGACCGTGTTGCGCAGATCGTGTTGCAGGGCAACCTGATCTGCTCCAACCGCAGAATGCAGGGGCTGCTTGCGACTCCTGCCGGGGCGTCGTTGCCCGTCGTGTAATACAACCTACAGGTCGGGGGCTGTTCAGGAAATATTGCCTGGACAGCCTCTAATTCACCCTAAGGAGGGTTGACAGTTATGCCGCTTCAGACCACGTTTGGACAGAAAGTAACGGATGTTACTACCACACAGCAGCATCCGTTGGGGACGCTTCGTTACGAAGGCAACCTCGTTTACAAGTACGTAAAGGCTGGCGGAACGATTGCCGACAAGTGCGCATGTATGTGGTCGGCGCAGGGAACCGTTCTTCTCGCCAGCAGCGCTGCACTCTCTGGTGTTGGGATCAACTACACCGGGGGCTCTCGTTCAAGCGGGGATTACTTCTGGATGCTCGTCGGTGGAGAAGTGACCCTCAACACGAACAGTGCGGGTGCGGCCGGAGCCGAGTTGCGGTACGTCACGGCTGATGGCACCATCACCGGTGCGACCGCTTCTGCCACGAACATCGGGCACAGCATGGTCTCCGTCAAGGGAACCCTTGGCGTGGGCTATGGAGTCCTGATGGGGCTGGTGTAACACCCGTTGGATGGTGGGTGCTTGATGACCCACCATCCATCGTTTTTCTTTATAGACGCCTTTCGCTTTTGACTTTGACTTTCGGAGGTCATAATGGGTAGATGTCTTGCAATACGCTGGGGTACTTACGGAGATATGATGTACGCTCTCCCAGTACTTGAGCGCCTTAAGGAAGACTACGGCTATCTTCATCTTGAAACCACTTCGCGTGGGTACGAACTGTTGCGCCACCATCCATCGTTTGATCGTATCAGTTACGCGAAATTGGAGACTCTTCCGTCAAGTGAGTGGGATAAACTGGCGGAACAACGTTGGATCATGTTACAACATGAACTTGATTGGGACCGATCCATTAACTTTTGGCGCTGTTTGGAATACTCTTGCATTCCAGAAGAGCACCAAGAAGCGTGGCATTGGGAACGTGAAAAGCGTAGGGAAGCTTTTGGAAATAAGAACTTCTATGATGAACATTGGAATCGTGCGTACAGCGGTGTAGATTCGGTAGCAGATAGAACCTGTGGAACGATGTGGTTTGACAACGATACAGCGGAATGGATGCGGTACTTCAAGCACAAGTACCGTGACAGATTTATCGTTGCTATGCCTATCGCAGGTTCTACAGGTCAAAAGTGTCCCACAGATGTACTGCGTTTCATAGCTCAACGATTGGAAGAACTTTATCCTGAACTGTTACTTGTTCAACTTGGATGGAAAGAGGAAGCGTCTTTTCAATTTTCATTGAAGGGAAAGGATAAAGTAATATGGGCTGCTCATCAGTATCCGTATCTTCAGTCGCTGAGTATATGCAAAATTGCGGATTACGTTGTGGGGCCGGAGACTTCTTTGCTTGTGGGTGCGGGATTGTTTGGAACTCCGAAGTCGATGTTATGCACAGCGTCGGGTTACCAACAGGCAACAGCGTACCACAAGAATGACTTCTCTTTACAATCTCTTGCGCCGTGTTCACCGTGTCATCGTGCGATCTACCACAGTAAAATATGTAATGTGTTGGACAGTTCTTTCGGTTCAACGCAAGCGTGTAATACTCACTTTGATATTTCCAGAGTGCTTGAGGGGGTGAAATTCGCTTATGACATGCGTGGGATGCGGGAAAAGTTTGAAGTTCTTGAAGGACGGGCTTTTGGCTCGCTGCCCGATTTGCACTCACTGGCAGTTTCGGAACCAGCTGTCAGAACAGATATACGACCAAAATTACCTGAGAGAGTATCAACGACGGGCGGAGTCGGACCTTGGTCGTCAAATAACTCAGGAGCGTTGGTCGCTTGTTCAGACGTATATTTTACCCCCGGCTCGAATACTTGATTGGGGATGTGGAGTCGGCAACTTTGTTAAATCGGCTCCAGATTCGTATCACGTTGAGGGGTATGATGTCAACTACTATGCGGGATGTAGTGATTCAGAACTCTACTTTGAACACTGGGATGGAGTAGTTCTGTGGGATGTGATAGAGCACTTATACCGTCCCGATCTTTTTTTGCAGAATCTAAAGTCGAAGTACGTCTTCATAGCGACACCAAATGCAACAGCACTGAGCACGTTGAACGGTTGGAAGCATTACAAGCCGAACGAGCATCAGCACTACTTTACAACATCATCGCTCTCCTTGATGATGCTGAGAGCAGGTTTCAAAATGGTATGTGCGAACTTCAATGAAGGTGCGTTACGCGATTCTGAGCACAAGGAAGCAATACTAACTATGGTTGGACGGAGGAACTAAAAAATGGCTATTGTACCTGATGAAAGTCGAGCGTTTCTTGGTAAAGGTGCGTTGGCTGCACAGGCATTGTACCTCAACCTTTTTACAAACAACCAAACTGTTGGAGCTGGTGCAGTTGTTGGGTCTTTCACAAAAGGGGAAACAAGTGTAACTCCCGGTACTTCTGTTCCTCTTGCTGCTGCATCATGGAGTGGTTCTAATAGCGCTGGTACATACACCGCTACTCAGTTGACTACTGGTGGAACTTTCACGTTCACCTATTCCGCTTCAGTGGGCACGATCTACGGGTATGCGATCAGCACCGGAACTGGACTTACCGGTACGCTTGTTGGTGCTGAGAACTTCTCTCCTGCTCAGGTGATTACGGCGAACGGTGACAAGATCAGCGTCGTTGTGAAGTTGATTACTGTGTAATATGTTTGACCGAGCGTTCTTCCTCAAGCATCAGGGAAAGTTACTTTGGTTGTTAAATACCCCTGTAGTTCGTTTATGGTTCCGTTATGTTCTACGGATTCATGGGGAAGGTTCGTCTGTTAGTTCTGGTAAAATATGGGGTATTCTACCTGATGCAATTATTTGGCGGGAAGGTTATAAATATAAAGCAGAGTTTCGTACACATGCTAAGTTTTCAAAGCGGTTATACTACGTGTTCTATCCTTTTTGGCTTCTATTAGGATATACAAAGCCGTATAATGCTTTTTCTCCCAAGTTTTTTGTTCGCCACCAAGAGACATTAGTATGGTCATTAAACGCTCCAGTTATGAGATGGATAATGCGATTTGCTTTTCGTATTCATGGAAAAGGGTCTGGTGTCGGTCAGCGCTATATTGTTAAAATATCTACGAATGGTATTTGGTGGAGAGATGGTGAACGCATTACTGCTGAGTTCCGAACTCATGAAAAGTACGCAAAAAGATTGTATTATTCGTTTCGACCTCTCTGGTGGATATGTCATGTTTGGGACTGGGCGTTCGCGGATCGCTGGGTTCCGGAGCTGTCGTTTGGGTTATACACACTAACCCAATATCCTGATACGGGAAATCCCGGTACGAACTCCGTAGATGGGAATACCTATCATATGTTGTCAGCCGGAAGCGGCGTGTCATGGGCAACGCTTAAAGCAGCGGCGGGTACGAACGTATCGAATGGAGCGGTACACGATATTTGTTATATGGAGACAGACAGCGGTTCAGGGAACTGGTTGGAAAATGACAGGGTACATGTTTTTTTTGATACGAGCGCATTAACGTCTGCAGCAGTTATATCAGGGGCAGTTCTTTCCTTGTACGGATCATCAAAACAAGATACGTTTACCGTAGACCTTAATCCAACGGTAAACATATACGTTTCTACTGTTACGTCAAATAATACTTTAGCGGCGGGAGATTATGCGAATGTTGCAGATACGGAACAATGCGACGCCGGGATTTCTTACTCATCTTTTTCTACTGTAGAATACAATGATTGGACATTCAACACCACCGGTAGGGGAAATATAAGCAAAACCGGTACGAGTAAATTTGTTACAAGACAAAACTACGACATCAGCGGAACTCCCACTTGGGAGGCGTCCCTTAGAGTTGTAATGTCGGCTTATATGTCTGACCAGACCGGCACCTCCAATGATCCGAAACTCACTATAACGTATACTACACCAGGAAGTCTAATAGCATACCCCGACCCAGACAGTGGTACAACATCTTGTGATGGTTATACGGATCGAATGACTGTTGATGAAACATGGTCTACACTTCGATCTAGTACCGGAAACAACTCGGGATTTTCCGGAGAGCCTACACATTCTTGGGTTCGTATGGATTGTTCTACAACGACTAACCAATACCAACGGCTTCGTCGTGGCTACGCTTTTTTTGATACTTCTATTATAGCTATGGAAGATACTATTTCTGCGGCTACGTTATCTCTGTATGGATATGCTAAAAATGATGCTATCGGTTGTACTCCAACAATTAACGCTTATTCTGTTTCTACTGGATCAAATACAACAATTTCTAATAGTGACCATGATATATCAAACCATGGAAGTACTGATTTAAGTGATACCGCAATAACTTACAGCGGGTTTTCTTTGTCGGGGTATAACAGTCTTACTCTAAATACATCAGGAATCTCTAATATTTCAAAAGCTGGTATTACAAAGTTTTCTATTAGAGGTAATCATGATGTATCAAATACAGCACCTACACCTTGGAGTAGTGGAACAAATTCAAGTCTCACGCCGTACTCTGCTGACCAAACTGGTACTAGTAACGACCCGAAATTGACAGTAACGTATACTGTGTATTCTGAAACTACACCATACGTTATTGGCTATGTAACTCGCACTAATCTATTTGGTGGGGCAACGAGGTAGTACTGTGGCGATAGCCTGTCCAAATGCTGCTGGTGATACCTCTGTAGCAACAGGGACTACTTCTGCGTCCCTTTCCGCACCGGCAAACTGGACTACAGGGGATGTACTTGTCCGGTAATATTGCACAAACAGCATCTTGGTATTCTGCCGCGGATTCGTGGGTAAAACTGATTGGTACACTTCGTCAAACGGAAACATGGGATAGTCAACCTATAACAACTCTTGTTTTTACTCACCAAGGAGTACTTACACAAACTGGAACGTATCAATCAGATCGTACTTCAGAGTACTTAAAAGTAGGTAACCTTTCGGAAAGTATTGCATTACAATCGGGCCGTACTATTGAGAAAGTACAGGTAGGTAACCTTTCAGAAACTGTTACGTGGCAATCAGGTCGTACTATTGAAAAACTGTTTGGTTTACTCTCACAAACTAAAACGTACGGTTCCAACACTAGTATTGAAAAATTGTATCTCGGTTCTATCAACGGGGTACAATCATGGTCATCAGATGTTCTTTTAGCGTTAAACTTTGTTTACCAAGCACAACTTGCACAGACAGCAAGTTTACAATCAGGTCGTATTATTGAAAAAGTAAACAACGGGTCTATATCACAGGTTGCTACATATGATTCTGATTTGCTGTTCCAACCGGGAAACACACTTGACTGGACATGGAATAGTGTATTAGCACAGACAGGATTTTTGTCATCCAGCATTACTAAAGAATCAGTGTACCAAAGTGGGCTAAGTGTAAGTAATACATGGTCGCACAGTAGAACGATAGAAGTGCTACTTCGATCTTTACTGTCACAAACAGCTACGTTACAAGGTAACAGAACTATTGAACGTGTTATACAAGGTGGTACGCAGGATACAGAAACGTGGAACTCTTTGGTTCTACGAGAAGCTGTTATTCTCGGTGCGTTGATGCAACTTGATACTTGGCGTAGTTCTATAATAGGTTCAAGTTATCTCTGGAATAGTGATGTAAATCAGATTGGTACATGGTCCGCTTTGGTATCGGGCTATCGTACATGGATTAGTGGATTACAACAGTCAAAAACGTGGGGATGCACAGTTGAAAAAGCCCACGACTCGTTATACATCGGTGCGTTGTATAAAATAATGTCTATGTCTCACGATGTATACCATGAACGAGTTCACGTGGGAACGCTTGCCGCTGAACAGTGGTTACGCCAACACACTCCGTTTTCCGATGAATGGTTAAACGATAGTGGGGTAAGTTCTTCTTGGTCGAACCGAAGTGCCGCTTCTAAAACGTGGACAAGTAGAAGTAGTGTTGGTGAATCTTGGAATAAAAGAGGTGAGATTACATGACATACGCAGAAATTGAAGCTCGCATTGTATCTGATCTTAACCGTTCCGATCTCACTTCTTCGATTGTGGGATGGGTCAACGATGTATATAAAGAGCTGTTAGGACGAAAAGCATGGTCTTGGATGACAGCTACTACAGAAGCAAATACTGTTATTGACCAATATCGTTATGAACTCCCAAGTGATTATGGTGATGTAAAATCACTTGTGGTAGTTGATGGAACTAACGCAGAGTCTATCCCGTATATTGGCGTGGAAGACTTTGATAAACGCTTTCCGATGGTAGAAACAGACACTTCTAATGTTCCTGAAGTGTTCACGGTTCGCCACGGTATCAACCCGAGTGGTGTACATTACGACGAAATTAACACGTACCCACGTGCTGACTCAACTTCATATGTATTGAGGATGTGGTACTCAATTCGTCCAACAACGTTGTCTGGTAGTTTAGTACCCATCATTCCAGAATCATTTCATGCAGTATTGGTATACGGTGGTTTGGAAATGGGATTTGCTCGGCTACGTGAATATGATGCCGCTTCGTATTGGATGAAGAAAAAAGAGTTGATGTATAAAGCGATGGAAGAAGATGACAAGAAGTTTCCGTCGCAGGGTGTTATAAAACCGTTTAACATGGGAACCCCGTTGCCAAGTGATTATTGGAAACGATACACGGTGAGGAGTGTGTAGCGTGTCAATTCAGCGTGTAATATGGCCTGTTAATACTCCTGCTTCATTACGGGCGGCATTGGATAAGTTTGCGTCCGAAGTGCAGCGGTACAGTAACGTCTTGGAAAATGTTTCCACGTTACCAACTACAGACAATTTCACAGGAAAAACTCTTTACAATACTACAGATAATCAGTCGTATATGTGGAATGGTACGGAGTGGATACAGCTAATTGATTTAACATGGCTTGGTGTAAAAGTACTTGACGCAACAATGGAAGGTGTTGCTGCATCCAAAATTACAGGTCAACTTACAAGCAGCCAAATTGCTGATATTGAAGCGGCAAAGTTGACAGGTTTAATTACAGAGACACAAATAAGTGATGGTGCTATCAGTACTCCAAAATTGCAAGCGGGTTCTATCACAGGTGAAAAAATTGTAAGTAGTACAATTACATCAGATAAGATACAAGCATATACTATTACAGGTAATGAAATTAAAGGTGGTACTATTACTGCCGCAAAGATAGCGGCTGGTACTATAACGTCCGTAGAAATTGCCGCTGCTACTATAACTGGCGGTAATATCGCAGGAAGTACTATCACCGCGGGAAACATCGCAGCTAATACAATTACCGCAGCTCAGATTGATGCTTCGTATGCGTATGTTGGTTCGTTAAATGCTAACCAAGTATACGCAGGAACGTTGAACTCAAGTATTATCTATTCAGGTACTTTGAGCGCTAATCAAATTACGGCTGGTACACTTAGTGCCGCTATTGCAAGCGCAGGACAGATAACTGTTGGTACCTTGGGTGGCAGCGTTCTTTATGTCGGTTCGTTAAACGCAAATCAAGTTACCACAGGAACACTTGGCGCAACTGTATCTTATATAGGTTCACTCAACGCGAATCAAATAACTGTTGGTACTTTGGGTGGTAGTGTAGTTTACGCAGGTTCATTAAATGCAAATCAAATTGTTGTAGGAACTCTTGGTGGTAGTGTGATTTACGCCGGTACGGTAGCGGCAGACCATATCACAGCAGGTACATTAAATTCAGGTGTGCTGAATACTGGAACGATGAATGCCAACCTAATTACCGCAGGTACATTAGGGGCCGATGTTATATATGCAGGTACATTAGCTGCTAACCTTATAACATCAGGAACACTTAATAGCGGAGTTATAAATACAGGCACTTTGTCTGCGACACAAATTGTAGCTGGCTCTATGTTAGCAAATTACGTATATGGTGGTACATTAGGTGCTTGTTACATTACGTCGGGAACTATTAATGCAAACATTATTACAACAGGGACGTTAAGTGCAAATATCGTTTCTGCTGGCACCATGCTTGCTAATCGAATTTACGGTGGCACGTTAGGTGCTTGCTTAATAGAAGTGGGTACTTTGAACGCAAATATCATCACAACAGGTACAATGAGTGCAGCCCGCATAACTGCTGGTACAATGCAAGCTGACCGTATTTATGGTGGTACGTTAGGTGCTTGTTACATAAGCGCAGGAACTATCAGCGCTAATGCAATTACAACTGGAACGATGTTAGCAGATAGAATTTATTCTGGCACGTTAAGTTCAACTGTGTTTTACGCGGGCACAATTTATTCCAACCAAATAACAATTAAGAGTGCTGGTGCTCTAAACCTCGACCCTGGGTTTGCTGATTCAACTGCGTGGGTATGGGGTTATGAGACTGGTTCCGGTGGATCATTTTTAGCATCTGCAAGTGGTGCTTCGGGTAGTATAGTAGCACGTAATGAAACAGGTTATTATAATAACATAGAAACCAGAGAATACTTTGTTATAGACACAACAAAAACTTATCGGTTATCCTTTTGGGCCAGAGCTTCAGCAGCAGCTAATGGAACGTTATACGGTTGTATAAGACAGTACCAATACGATGGTACACCGTGTACGACAAATAGCGGAAGGAGCCCTTATAAACCTTCTTCTATATCACCACACACAAACTGGGTTTACTATTCATACGTTTGGGAAACAGCCGACTTTCAATCAGGGTGTAAAAAAGGTACTATCAGTATACTACTTAATTATGGTGGAACTGCGGGATATTGGGAGATACAAGATGTGCAAGTTAAAGAAGCAGTTGATGCAGACCTAATCGTTGATGGAACGATTTCAGCAGACAAACTAACAGCCAATCATCTTAGTGCCACAAACACAGAGTCTGGTACGTTCCAACAGTCGTATGCAGCACCAAGCGATAATAATACTTCTGCTGGTACAGGATTAAAAATAACTGGTGGTAATATTGAAGCATATGGTAATACACAAACATTCGGCGGTCCATTAATCGCCTCAAATGGTACATACCTTGCAGCTATTGGAAAGTCCTTTACAGGAACAGGAGCAACAAAACGATACCCGCTTAATAATACTACTAACTTTACCGCTGATGGAAAGATACATTTGTATACGTGGTACAACTCTATATGGAATGACATGACAGGTGAAGAATCACAAACTGAATCTTCTGGTAGTGGAACAACATTAACGTTATGGGATCAAGCTACTACCTCTGGTGAGTCATTTTTGTATGATGTCAGAATAGTTGGTATATGCACAGTTGGATCAGGTCAAGTAGGAAAAAGTATATCGTTTGCAGGAATTGCTGTTGGTCATAATATTAGCGGCACACTTACACAGACTTGGTCGGCAGACATGCAGTACGCAGGTGGAATAACTGGTGCGGGAAATCCACAAGTTGTTACTAGTGGAACAAACCTGCAAGTTGCCATGGCTAATGCAAACAGTTACACTATTAAATGGAAAACAAACGTTATTAAACACTACATATCGTAGAGGTATACATGTTATCACTTCCAATGTCTCCGTTCCTTAGATACAATCCTCGCCTACCACGGCGTTCATTGGACCATCGTGAAATTTCTGTGTGTACAAACGCAGAAGTACATGACGGTTGCGTTATACGTAGTGGCGGTTGGTCGGAGTTAGTAGACCTGGCTACACCGTCGAAGATACGGCATCTTGCAGAGCATATCACGAATGACGGTACGCATTACTTATGTGCGTTGTCTACCAATAACTTTTATGTATATGACCCAATAAATGCTGTGTGGGCTGACTTAACACGTGAAGTTGGTGATGGTGGTAACTATTCAGGTTCCGACCGTTGGTCATCGTGTTCATACGGGGATTGGTTTATATTCACTAATGGCGTTGACGCTATGCAAAAATGGACTGGAAACTTGTCCACTCACGCATCAGCGTTGAGCGCGACTTCACTTCGTCCACAGTTGGTAATGACCTTCGGAGCACACCTAATCTGTGCGGCTGATGCTGCTGATGTAGACGGAAGTATCGGGTTGAAAAAAGTGTCGTGGTCTGCAGTTGGCAGTCCAGAAGACTTTACCAGTGCAACATCTGGTTCCGCCTTTGTATATGAAGGTAGTGGTGGCATTCAATCTATTGCCACTCTTACACGTGATACGATTGCAATCTACAAGATGGACTCTGTTCATCTACTTGAATACGTGGCCGCACCGTGGTACTTTGCCACTCGTTCTTCTATGTCGGGTATTGGCTCATACGCAAGGAATGGAGTGGCTGCTGTTGGTAGCACACATATCGTACTAACGAACAACGGGCTTCGCTCATTTGATGGGGCTTCATTAGTTCCATTTGGACCTGAAATTGAGCCTGTATTATCCCAATATTACCCTAACGATAATGCTGAATATGCACAGCTTATTCATGATACTTACGCCAATCAGTTGTGGATTTTCTTGCCATCGTCGGGTGACGATTGGCATTTTACGCGAGCGTTTATGTACTCGTTAAAAGATCAATCGTGGTCTTACCAAACAGGGTTCGACGCATATTCAATATGCCTTATAAGGATGGGTACGGAGACTGATACATTCCGACTCGTTCTTTCCGATATGATGTCGAAGTTGTATAAACAAGACCCGGCCGTGTTGACACGACACGGTAGCACGTATACATCTACTGTAGAAACTGCGATGGTGTGTCCGGGTCTTGTCCTTTTCCAGATAACTACGATTAACACAGAGTTGACCCAAATTGATGTAGGAACCGACTCCGGTACACCACATGTATATGTAGGTGTATCCAATGGTGGTGACCATGATATAACGTGGTCTGGCCCGTACACCCCTGATTCCTCAGGCCATATCTACACAACGATTGTGGGTAGGTGGTTCACTTTCAGGATTGAGGATATGGATAACTTTTCCGTTCATACGTTGACTCCGTGGTTCGTCGCAAGAGGCACGGTGTAGACCCTATGTTTTTCTTTATAGACGCCTTTGGTTTTGACTTTGGTTTTCAGGAGGTAATATATGCCCGACTTTAATGCACAGTTAGGTAAGTTTTTATTTGGTGATTGGAAAAATCTTGGCAATACTAAACAAAATGAAGGTAGCTTTCAATTTACTAACTGGGGAGATGGGTTAGCTCAACTTGCTAAACAGTTAACTGCTATGGGATCAGTTGCTTATGGTGGTGGCTCTCTTATGGGTGCACTTGGAGGAGGGAGTGGATCGTCAGCGGCTAGTAGTCTTGGTGGTCTTGACATGGGATCACTGTTTAGTGGATTGGGTGATACTACTGCTGATATATCAAGTTCAAGTGGTTTATCCAGTGGTCTTTCTGGCTTAGAATTAGAGGAATTGGCTGGTACTGGTATGGGTGATTGGGTAACTGATGGTACTACAGGTAGTTCAGGTATGATGTCGAAATTGGGTTCACTCTTATCAAAACAGGCAGGTAATAGTACTAGTAATAAACAAAGTAGTGGTATGGACTGGTCTCAACTTAGAGCACTACTGCAATCTATGCAAAGCAATAACAGTTCTACTCCAAGTATCCAACCGCTATCGCCCATGCGGTCTATAATTTAAGGAAGGGAGATACTCAATGGGATGGTTAAGTGATATTGTAGATACAATTACTAGTCCAATAACTTCTATTATTGGAGGGGACGGTACATCCAATACTTCAACTGAAGGTACAAGTAGTGGATCTACCACTGGTACTACGACACAGGATCAGTCACAAACTCAGTCTCAAACACAGACTCAAGATACTACTTCATCGCAGTTAGCTGAAGCAATATCTTTACTCTCGGGGTCGGGTACTACCACATCAGATACTTCTGGTACAAGTACATCTGATACTACTGGTACCACTTGGGATCAAACACAGTCCAGTACTTTATCAGATATGATACAGAGTGCTCTTAGTAATATTCAGTCCGGTTCTACAGCGGCTACTTCCGGTGCCTCTGGGTCAACTGGAACAACTACAGGGGCAACTGGTTCTACAGCTAGTACTACAGGAACTACTGGGTCAACTGGTACAACTTCGGGAACTAGTTCACAGCAGTATGGATATGAACTTGGCCCGATAGATTCTACTACTCAACAGGTACGTGATTTTGCTATGCAGTTAATGCCGCAACTCGCGGCAACATACAATGATCCTTACTCAGACCCTTCTATTCAACGCCAGCGACAGAGTTCAATGGACTATGCAAACCAGATTTACCAAAACTCGTTACGCCCCACTTACGATACAATGGGACAAAAATATGGTATGTACGGTAGTACTCCGTGGGCACAGCAATCTACTAAGGGTGCTCAAGATTTATCAGTTCAAGTAATGAAGGAACTGGATGCAGCTGCTGCTGCACAGAAGGCGCAAGCGTTACAAGGTATGTTGTCAAGTGGTCAACTTATTGCGTCTTCTGGAGCAACTCCGATTATGACTAGTTCTACTGGACAGAATCTTAGTTCCACAGATACTTCCGGTTGGAACACAGGAACGACTGATACTTCTGGTTGGAATACAGGGACGACAGATACTTCTGGTTGGAACACCGGGCTTACGGATACAACAGGTTGGCAAACTGGAACAACAGATACAACTGGTCAAACATCATCAGCTACATCTGGTTCTACCACAGGTGGAATGACTAGTAGCACTTTAGGGAGTTTACTCAATTCTACAACGGGAACGAGTGACTACAGCCAAACTGGATCAACGTCAACTAATACTACTGGAAGTTCCAGTACACTTGCAGAAATGCTTGGAGAAGGTAGTGCGACTGGAACAACTACTACAAGTGGAACTACCTCTGGTGATACAACTGGTACATCGACTAGTGGTGGAAGTCTACTTAGTTCCTTTGGCAATCTTTTCAATATTGGAACTGAACTCTTTAATTAGGAGGTTGTCATGGGATGGAATGAGTTTGTAACAGCTCTAAATGGTGTTGACTGGGAACAAAAGAAAGCAGCTATTGCTGCTCAAAAAGCGAATACTGAATTACAAGGTAGAGAATTAGCTATGCGATTAGCGGAATCACAATCGCAAAACGCTTTGCGACAGCAAGCACTCGACCAGGGAAACCAGTCATTTGGACCCCAGTTGGAAGCGTTAAAGTTGAAAATTGAACAAGAAAAGCAAGCTGCCCCACAACGACAGTTTGGTGATCTTGTAGGTGCGTACGGTGGCCCTACGGGTGGGAGAGCATTTGTACAACAGCAGCCTGAACTTGCGCAACAGTTATTCAGTCAAGGACAAGATTATGGGCCTCCTGATATTCGTGGTAATGCCGAAAAGGCTGGTCAAACTCTTTATGGTATGGGTCCAGAAACAGCACGAAAGATTAACGAGCAAAGTACTGTGGCAGCTAACCAGTATCCTTTGCAAGCAGCACTTACCAATCTTCAAGGTGGCATACAGGAAAGGATAGCCCGTATAGGGCAAGGTGCTTCTGCCGCTGAACATGCACAGACTCGTCAAGCGTCTGGAGCAGGAGCGGCGTTGCAGAACTTTACCACGAATCCTGCAATTTCTACACGACTTCCTGCATTGGAGAGTATGGCTGGTGCAGTAAAAAGTGCTGATCAAGCAAAAACTATTATCAATGAACTTGACTCATTACGAAACCAGGTAAAGTTTGCGTTGTCTTCTTCATCTACTATCGGTAACAGTATGGGTGGTCCACCGGCACTTTCTGGACAACTCCAAGCGATGGCTAGTGAAGCACTTGCACGTATTGATGGCCTTCATCGCCAACTGTTTAATAAATATTGGGGCCCGAAGACAACTACAAAATCGTCTTCATTTATTGACACGTTGGGTAGTGGTCCTGACACTCTTGGTGGAGGTTATACCCCGTAATGCAGCCCACAGATTTTGACCTTGAGCAGATGCGTATGCAGATGTTGATGTCCCAAGGTGGACAGCAACCCCGTATACCCACATTCCCAGGTTCCGTTCTTCACGGAGCAACATTGGGATGGGCTGGTACTGCGCCAGATACAATCCCGCAGTACATAGGTTCTTTCCTCGGTGGAGTTATCCCGGCTGCAGGTGTTGGGTTGCTCACCGAAGGATTAGGAGCACCTGCTGCACTTGCAAGGGCTTTATCATTGGGGAAGGCGGGTCACGCCGCTGCAAGAGGTGCAGTTACCGGAGGAATCCTTGGTGGTGCGTATGGTAAAGATGAATCAACTCCCGAACGTATTGCTAATGCACTTCTTGGTGCGGTAACTGGTGGTGGATTGGACTACGGACTGGCTCGTTATAAATTAGGAAAGTTGCCGAATGCAGCTGTTCAGGAAAATTTGCCTGATCTATTACCTAAAGGAAGTATTGATCCGGCGTATAAACCGGTACAAGCTTTGATTGAAAAAGCGGGTGTTAAAATGCCGCCTGGTGCAGGGGCATCATTTTCATACCCGCAAGGTACTGGATCATTGTTACCTGAGGGAATGCAGCAGTTACAACTTCCAATGCTGTCTACACAAACGTTGAAGGCACAAGCAGCTCCTGGTAGTGTTGAAGTTGCAATACACAAGAACCCGGGTAAAACTCTCGCGTGGTTACAAGAGGAAGCCAAGTCGAAAGGATTATACATCGACTATTCTAAAAAGCCCGATGCTAAAGGTAACCGTGTAAACATGTATGACATGTTAAACACCGGTCCTTCTAACATGGGGTTCAAAACAATAGAAGACGCTTTCGACCATATCGTTAAAACACGTGGTCCATTAACTGAGGGACCATCACCTTTCGAAGTACGTAACTTGTTGTCTGGAAAGAGTAATAGTTTTAAGGATTTGAACAGTGCACAAAAGCACTTGCGGAATGAATTGTTCAGTAACTTGTCCGGTGATCAATCAGGGCAGTTCAAACTGTTTGGTGATCCAATCGACGAAGTTATGACCCGAACTGCAGAGCGTAAAGGGTTTACAATTTATGAACAACCCGACGGTATTACCGCCGTAGGCATGGGAGGACGAGTTGAAAAATTTTCTAACTCGCGTGATCTTCAAGTCTTCCTTGGCTTACAAAAGGAACTCCCTTTACCTCTTACGGTATCTCTTGGTACGTTCGATAAGATTGCAAATCGTATTCCTCTCGATAAAGTTGACTACCAAGCGATTGCAGCGACAAAGTCGATCTTTAATAAACCTCCTGTAACTATGGGTCACACAGTTACAGAACCTATCCGTGACTTAGCAGGTCGTGAGCGTGTAAACGTGGTAAAGGCAATAAACAATTCAGGCGACCTTAATCGAGTAATAGCTGATTTGCAGAAAAAGAATCTTCAGTATAAAATACTTGATGTTGGTGAAGGTGAGAAAGACGTATTGTATTATAATAAGTGGACACGGGTAGAGCGTGATGCTACTCGCTTGTGGTCCCAATATCGAGTTAACGGGCTTGGTAAACTCTCATTTGACGATCAACGGTTTCTTGGATTTGCATTCGGGAAGACACCGGGAGAGATTACCCAGTGGGCTATGAACAATTCTGCATTTGCAGCCCTTGAAGGTAAAACACGTACTATGTTATTGGATCAAGTACGGTTCCCACAGTTTCACAGTTCACCATTAGTATCGGGAATTTCTCGGTTGGTTCATGGGGCGTACATGAACGTAACTAATGATCTGAGTCAGATTGCTGAGGAAGTAACTCCTATATTTGCTAAGTTGACAACCGCTGAAAAGACAGCTGCGTTTCGTGCTGTAGAAGGTCGTGTACCTTTTAAGGAGCTGTCTCTTAATGCTCAAGAAGCAGTTAGCGTATATCGAAAGTGGATGAACAATCTTGCACAGAGTATGAAGTTAAAACCATACCAAGAGTACGCCACCCATATAACTGACATGGATGCGATGTGGGGAGCGTTTCATAAAGATATTGCTTTGAACAATTACAAAAGCGCGCCTGAAGCACTACGAAAGAAACTCACGGAGAATGAGTATAATAGGTTAAGAGAGATTGCTTTGAAGCCGCAATACGTTCCGAAACCTGGTCAAGAAATTTGGCGTACAATACCGCGTGAAGATCAAGGGTTTATTAAGAGTCGCTTGTTTGACTGGGAAGATGTTTCAAAAACAATGGACCAACTTCCTTCATACGTAAGAAAATTGGTGCCGACAGAACTATTTAATCCATATTTAATACCTCGGTTGAAAGGTGTACAAGTACCATATAAAGAAGATATTGCTGAAGTATTCAATAAGTACGCTACAAAAATGGTGCATGATGTACACTTTCGTCCATTGTTGGAAGACCCTATTTTTAATCTTCAAGGAAAGTCGCTGTCAATTCCTCAAGTGATTAACACCTTACCTGGTGCTGGTGCATCAGGAAGTGAACGTAACTATCTGGAAAGATATATGGCCCGCGTTATCACAGGTAGGCCGGACAGTTTTTCTACTATGCTTCGGAACGTTACCGATAACATGAATGAAACTTTGGGAACTTCTATTGTTGACGCTAACTTCCTTAATGATGCTATTACTATGTATCGTAGTGCTATGTATCGTGGATTGTTGGGGCCTGATAGCGCAATACAGAATATGACACAGATTATAAATAACATGGCGTTAAACGGAAAGTACGTTGGACCCGCTTTCAAGTCGTATGTATTCAATAGAAAACGAGCCCCTAAGTTGCAGGGCGTCGTTGATGATTTCATTGACTTTACAGAAGGTATACCAGCAAGTAATAAAACAATGATGAAAAAGGCATTGGAGTTTTCGGATAAAGTAAACCATATTGTTCTGTACCCTATGCACATAACAGAAAATATAAACCGTGGTATTGCATGGTGGTCAGGAATGGAAGAAGCTGCTACACTTGGAATGGGTTCAAAAGATGCACTTCGACTGTCGATGGGAAAAGTGGTGGGAATTAAGCAGCCACTCTCGTTGACAGAGCAACAGTATCATTCACTACTGAATGTTATGAAAACACAGTTTGGATATGATGTCGCACAGCAACCTCCATTTGCTAGTAACCCGTTGTACCGTTTGTCAACCCTGTTTGTATCATACCCGCTACGACAGGCCGAGTTCATGCAACGTGAGATTGGATCTGCAGTAAATGGATACTTTGCTTCTATGAAAACTATGGGGCCAGCTGGTGCGTTTGACGTAATAGATAAGGGTAAGTTGATGCGGTTCCTTGCACTTACAGGATTCATGTTTTCTGCACCATACGCTATTGGACAGATGGGACTTGATGTTAGTAACATTTGGGGTAAAGGGGCTATGCCGTTTTCACTTCCTTTTTACAAACAGTTGATAGATGGTTACAACGCTGTAGTAGGAGAGAACCCAGAGAGTAAACACTCTGCACAAAATAAAGTTATGGATGCGTTTATGTCGGTGGCAATACCACAATACAGGTATATGAAGAAGGCTAGTAGTGTAAACGAAAATATTGAGCGTGGGTTTTCTACTGATTCAAGAGGTCGATTTGTTCATGAAACTTCACCTATAGGAGAACTGTTACGGTTATTTGGAGTAGGACCAGAAGAGTACCAGAATAAACGACTGCTTGCAGAACAATGGCACCGAGTGGGTTCTGAATATGCGTTTGCTAAAAAAGAGGCGTTGGAAATGTTGGTGTTGAAAAACGATATTGGACCGGCGCAAGACTTCATGAAGAAGTGGGGTCGGCCTATAACACCCGATGATGTTAAGCGGTATATTGAAACGTTAAAGAAGACACCAGCAGAACGTGCAGTATCTGGAATACCAAACGATGTTGTATTGAATCAGATAATGCAGAAACCATATCTAAACCCGGCGGGGTTCTAATGAAGTTCTCATTCTTCTCGAAAGTGGGTATGTCTCTTGCGATGGCTCAGCGTTGCGAGGCTGAGGGAAACAGTGTCAACTTTTATTGCGAACTGAAAGGGGTCGGTGATGGGTTTGTACGCACCGTTCACGTGCCTGTGGTTGAACCCGACACGGTTCTCGTCTTCGATGATTATCGGTACGGACCACGTGCCGATGAGTACCGAAATGCAGGATATGCTGTTATCGGAGCGTCCACCTTCGGTAGTAATTTGGCAATAAACCCACAGTACAATTTAACTGTATCACAACTTATTAGTGATTATGATATGCCAGAGAATACGTATATCGAAGGTTGGTTTAATGGTGATGACTGGGTTATGGGTCTAACATCTTTGTGTGTATACGACAGTTATCATCTTGCTGGTAACCTCGGCAAGGAGACCGGGTATGAATCGGGGACTATGTGCTTTTGGAAGCGTCTGCGACCTGAAATGTTCAGACAAACCTTGGGCAGACTGTCATCACTTTTGCGAAGGGTTGCCTTCATTGGGCCGGTTAGATACAACAAAAGAATCATAACTGGATTTACTTGGAACAACTTGCACATACCAAGAGAAATACTTGGTATAGACACAGGCAAGTTATTAGCTGATACAAGTAGAAAGGTTATTAAGCGAGTTAAAACAGGATACGAGTACAGTACTGTACTACGAGTTACTGTACCTTCATATCCGTATGGTAATGTAGGGTTGGATAACACTGTTGTTGGAGATATATTTTCATTGGGGTTGTCACCAGTGTCTATCGGACTATCTTCCAACAATGTAATCGCCTACGATACTACAGTGGGGTGTTCGGTAGGAATAGGAAACTCAGCGGCTCTTAGTGCATCAGAGGCAAAAGTCAAAGGCGGAAAGGCGTGGGTGAAGGAAAAACAATACCGGGTCGATGCAGGGTTATACGCTGAGCGTACAATTCCAGTAATATTACGAAAGGACACCAGGTGCACAATCCTACAAACTATGTGAGAAAACCGTTTTGGTTACAAGCTGCTTTACAAGCGATACTTCCCAGTATTATTCTTGCGTTAGTAGGGTGGGTTGCGTTACAACTTGTAGATGTGAAACAAGACCTACCATTGATTAAAGCGAGTATCTCGCAAATACATGTAGATTTGAACCGTCATAATAAGGACACCGCAGAAGCAGCAGAAAGAAACGCTATACTACACCACAGAAGGAACGGGTTGTCTCCGTGCAACGGGTGTCATGAATGAGCCTATCACAGAAACAACAAGTGTTCGCGGGTAATTTTGCAAAGTTGGTAACGTACATCCAACTGTCGGGATACAAGTGCACTATTGGAGAAGTATGGCGGACACCTGAAATGGCTATCCTGTATGCTAAGAAAGGTATGGGCATTAAAGACAGCCAGCATTGTAAAAAACTTGCTGCGGATATTAACCTGTTCAAAGATGGAGAGTTCCTGTCGGATTCACAGGCACATAAGAAGTTTGGTGATTATTGGGAAACTTTACATCCTGATAATAGATGGGGCGGTGACTGGAATGGTAACGACGTTGTGGACCCGGGTGATGACGACGGTAACCACTACGAAATGAAGGGATAGTTATGGACCTGTTGCCATCAGCGAGTACACCAGAAGAACGAGAACGTAGAAAGATGGAGGTTATTGACTCCCTCGTTCAGCGTCTATCGTACAGTCCTGAGCAGGGAAACAACTCCGTATCTAATATGATAAAGGCGTTGTTAAAGACAGGCGTTGATGTTATGGAGCCCGCTTACACAAAGGAAGGCCAGGTAATACCACTTCCGATGGTAGGGTCTACAAACAAGTTTGCAAACGACAGACGGTTAATCGAAGAAATTACTGCGAAGATACGCGAGGGTAAACCGTCATGGGCTGAAGCACGTTTAACACAACACCCATTTGGTACCCGACATGTAGATCGTACAGGAGTCACCCAAGAAATATGGAAGACTCCACATATCGGTAACATCCCTTATCCAGGGCGCTTTGATGAGAGTGAACTTGCACGTGTTCTTGGCGATCCGTATGGTGAAGGGACAATACATGGATTTTTCACGCCAAAGGGGAAGACGGTTGGGACAGCAGGTACGAATACCCACCGTGAGGGTTTGGACAGATTGTTGGATTATAGGTCTCCAAACTCATTAGATGGTAACAGCTACGTAAACGACTTGTTTTATGAAAACCCGATCAAGAATGATCGAGTGTACGACACAACAGAAATGTTGAGCGACACAGGGTTAACGCGAGTGTTCCGAGCAAATCCGCGTGTACAACAGCCCAGTTACATGGAGATACCTCCTAATATCACCGATGAACAACTGGCTACAGTCTTGAGTAAGTTTGGAAAGCCGAGAGATGCGTCGATGGCTGTTGGTATACCAGAAGAAATAAAGACAGTACTTCGTGAGCAAGGTCCGCGTAACGTACATATGCGTCACTACATCGACCAGATGTACGACACGCCGGGACAAGCTGACGATCAAGTGCGATCTATTATTGGTCGTTATGCCGAAGACCTTGGCAGATACTTCCGGTAAGGAGAAACCATGGCTCTTTTACAAACACCAGAACAAGACGCAACTGGATTTTTTAAGAACCTTATCGAGCAGGTACTTGGGAAAGCTGCGCCTCCTTCTAAGTATGATATGCCTGCTTATAAGTACCCCGGTAGACGTTCTGATTCAGAGGTGAGTCCGTTTAGTAAGGACTTACCACCCGAGCCAGAATCAGATAATAGTAAAGATATACTGAACGCTATTGTTCGTGGTGTTGGCGATCCTATGAATATGATGAACCCTATAGGTACGCCAATACCTGCACTAATCAAGGGTGGTCGTATTGCTCCTGAACTTGTGCCGAAGGCTTCTGGTAGTCCTATCAGGCCGTTGGAGGCTTTTGCTGCGGTTATTGGTAACAGAAGAAGATAGTAGTTAAGGAAATATTTCCTTAACAGAAAGGAGGCTACCATGCCAAGTGGAAAGTTTGGTTGGAAAGATATTGCT